TATGTAGATGTAGCAGATGCTGAATCAGCATTGCTAGAAGTGAACACAGGGATTCCATACAGGTTACCGATTTCACCATTGCGGATAGCATCGCCATTACCAACAAATGCTTGTTCGGTGTAGCGAGCCAAACCCATCAGGGTATTGCGGCTTGAGGGAGGAATCAGGAAGAAACGATTGTCCATAGGAGTATCGTTGTCATCCAAACGCTGAATGGTGCGGCGAATAGCGGCATCAGTCAAAGCAGACGCATTACCAGTGTTGGTGTTTGCGGTGTAGTCAAAAGCGGTTGTGCCATCGCCACCAATATAGGCAGAGCCATACTGAGCGCCAGTAGAACCACCATTAGCCAAACGACCAAGCTGAACCAAGTCGGTGTCAACTTGACGAGCCAAGGCGTAACCAGCATCAGAGGTATAGAACTGACGCATAGAGTTCAAAGCCTGTGCCTCAACGATGTCCTCAATCAAGCGGCTATATTCATAGTGCTTGTTGATAGACACTTGGACTTCAGACTCAGTAGCGGCAATCAAAGTGACTGCTGTTTCTGCGGCTTTAGCAGAAGCTGAACCACGGGTAGGTGCAGGAATGTGAACAGTGTCACCTTTCTTGCCCTTGAAGTTCATCTTCATGACCAAATTAGCCATGACCAAGTTTTTCTTGTATGCGGCTACGATTTCATCTGACCAAATCTCAGGGATAAAATTAGCCGCTGTGGTGGTAGTAACTGAGTTACTAGGGGAAAATGATGTTGCCATTTGTGTACTCCAAAAATCAAAAGTTAAGGGTTACTTGACCCGACCCTCTGCGTATGCCGCCATGATCTCATCACTTAAAGCATCGTATCGGTTAGGGTCTTGCATCTTCAGCCGAATAAGGTCTGCCCTGCGATAAACTCTTTTTCCAGATTCACCACTGCCACCTACATCTACACTTGCCGCCTTAAGGTTAGACTTTCGCTGAGTTTCCCCTGCTTCATTAGTCTGTTTAGCCTTAACGCCCTTCAACTGCTTGTAGGTACTCAGCAATTCATTAGCACTGTCATAGTCAAATTCACCATCAGCCTTAGCGTACAAGCCAATGCGAACAGGTGAAGATTTCACCCAATTCGCAAAGTCTGGGTCTTGAACAATCTGAGTGAAATCAGGGTGTTCTGCCGCCAACTTCTGCTGAATCTGCATCTTTTTGAACTCTTGACTAGCTTGTCTAGCCGCAAGTACATCTGGATGGTTGTCTACAGTCTTACGAACCGCCGCCTGTGGATTCTCAAAGAAATCTACTTCAGGTTCTTCCTCTTTAACATGCTGAGGTTTGCCAGCAAGGTTTTGCTTGATGAGTTCATCTGCTAATTTACGAACCTCACCTACCTCTTGAGCCTGTTTACCAATCAACTTTTCAGCTTCTTGGTGCATTTTGATGATGTCTGACAGCTCTTTACCCCGATATTTCTCGGGAATCTCGTCACTCATCGGCTCTACAGTAGATTGAAGTTTCTGTTTCTCAACAGCTTCTAACTCACTTTGCATCTCGTCTGGGTTATCTATCAACATATTTTTCCTTTTTCCTGCCACTTTTGGGTTCTAGGATGACACAACGGCATAAATGCTTATGTTGTGGTTTTACGCTCTTGCACCAACTTATCACGATGTTTCTTGTCAAATTTCATCCATGACGATGGGAAATGACCAGACCACCCTTCCAAGTTAATGCTTGGAGCAGAGATTGTGCGATTGGCTGAACCACCGCACTCACACTGAGTTGTTTGCGCCTCATAATCGCAAAACCTCTCAATTCTGTGTCCACTTTCGCAGACAAATTCATACATTCTTTTCATTCAATTCCTCGTAGGCTCGTTCGCTGACCTCTTTTAAGGTTTTCAGCCAAGTCAAGATGGAAAGTTCGCCTCTTTTGAACATCAAGGTCTTCTCATCAGGAATTACGCTTATATTATTGAGTGACTCTATCATACTGTCAATATCAATGCACAAATCCTTCCAACCCTCCATTGACATCATGTCAAATCTGGATTCGTAATACTTTTGTAGTTCTGGGGTCATTTTTTACCAACCAACCATATCTATATACTTTTGACCATCTTCACCACAGTCAGCAAGGAATTCATCCTTCTGTTCTGCGCTATAGTTGCGGCACTTTACCCTCTTGAGTTCAGTTTCTGTTTCTTCCAACCATGTGGCTTCCAATGTGTTGGATTTGATGTCGTGACAGACTGCGGCTAAGTAAATCAAGATGTTGCTCCTTTGATGATGGCAAAGTTAATGACAAGGGCTTCTGACCTAGAAACAGAGTCAATGTTTCTTAAAAGAATTTGCGCTTGACCAGCACCACAGTAAGATTGAATTTGATAAGAATAATTTGCCGCAGTGGTTATTGTGCAAATCAATATATCTGTAACTGCAATCAAGGTATTGTTTAATGAAAAAGATACATTAGCACCAGAAGCCAAAGCCGCATTGTTCATCGTAATTTGACCAGTAGGCTTGTTCAACGTGACAGCAGTTGATTTGCTTGTTGCCTGAGTAACAGTACCACCTGAGCCTGTGCCGTAGCCAAGACCAGCCACGTTGGTAACAAGAACATTACCGCTGGCGTCGATACGCATACGTTCTGATGCACCCGCATAAAAAGCAGGAACACCAAAACCAGTTGCATCATAAATACCCATTCCATTTGAACCATCAGATCGAACTTTTCTGAAAGCCCAAGCGCCAGCAGTATTATTGATTACAGAAACGACTCCAGCATTTCCTTGTGCAACTTCTAATGTTCCGTAAGTTGGCGAAGTAACACCAATCCCTACATTCTGTGAAGAATCTATAAATAATGCACTTGTACCATTTGTAGATAAACCAACATTGTTTGTACCAAAATATACGCCTGAATCAGTGTCTGTTCCAGTAATGGCAGGGGCAGCGGCTGTACCATTAACATTCGTGATTCCAGTTGTTCCGTCTAGCGTGATTGTCATGCTAATTGCTCCTCAGTTGGGCATGCAAGTGTAGGGTGTTCCCACTTTGCAATGTAATCACCTTTGCCATCAGAGTCGTTTTGCAAGCGGATAACAGTTATGAAGTCTCTATCTTGCAGTTCAGGATAAATTGCTTTGATTTTTTCGTATAAATTCATCATGCGCCTCTTGCTAAGAAACCAGAAAATTGTGTGGCTAAATCATTTTGAATAACTGGACTTGTTCCAGTTACATAACAATACAGTTCAACATAATCTGTTGACCCATTTAAATAAACAAGAGTAGACACCACAGATATACCGTCCTGTGTGCTTGCCGCACCAGCAGATGAGCCTGAAGCATAAGTAGCGCCATTTTTATAAATAAACGCCCAAATATAATTTGCACTATTTGTACTTACTGGATATACAGAACCATTCAGTTGATAGTATCCTGCAACAGTTGGTGTAAATCTTGATGATGCAAAATTATTATTTGTATCAAAATTTTCTGTACCAAGATTTACCTTGGTATATGTTGCCGTTGTTACTGATTGTGTTGTAGATGGTCTTGCACTAAACGCTGGCCCTGTACCAGCTACGCCAGAGGCAAGTGCGGCTTGAGGAATAGATGCGGCAGGAAGTACAGGGGCTTGTGCAAATGTAGCAACCTGACCAGTTGAAATAGTAATCGCCGCAGTACCATTGGTTTGTAGTTGCAATACACCGCTACTGTCAGCACTAGACTTCAGCCCTGCTGAACCACTTGATACGCCGTTATCGGCATTGATCGTCGAGGCCATTATTGTGTTCCTTCATCTGCGGGAAGTGGGACGTTGCCCTGTTCGAGCCATGCTAGGTATTCAGGTGCTGTTACAAACATTGATTCTTGTTTCCCATCAGGCCATTTACGCCATACAACTTGAACTTCTTGCATGGGCATCATGGGCATCAATTTCCAAATTGGTTCGTTCATAATTCACATCCATTAACAATAAGCGTTACAGTTCCAGTAGAGCCAAACATTGTTCCCTGTCCAGCGGTAAGACCAGAAGCAACAGCACAATTTAATTGAATTCCAGTAAGTGAAGCTGAGTTATTAACTGTTAATGAAGTTACAGTAACACCCGCCGCACTACCATTTAATGTATAAAAAGTTCCCGTAGTAGTAATTCCTGTTGCGGCAGACCTTACTTGAACTGGATAATTTAAAAATACAATACTATTTGTTGTTGAGTAAGAATATCCACTCGCAAAAACAACATTTGACGCTGAAAAAACAGGGCAATACCTCTGACACAACTGCAACTCAGTACCATATGGTCTGTAATCAAAGCTCGTTGCTGTTGAGCCTTTTTCTAGTTGAACGCCTGTGATGTAGAAAGTAGCGCCGTTTGTTCCGACTACTGATGTTGCGCCTGTGGCTGAAAGGTAATTAGCCCCCGCCCATGCACCAGCAGTGCCACTATACGTTGCGCCTACACCTAAACCAAAAATTAAGGATACACCAATTCCGTTTGTCGCCCCAATCCATGTTCCTGTTGTGTCTCCCGCCACAGTTACGGATTTTTGTTCCCATGTATTTGCGGATGATATTGTGTAAGTAAACGGATAACTGCGATTCCCCGCAGAGTTTCTTAAAACCCCGCCAAATGTTCCAGTTAACGAACTGCGTACCCAAAAAGACAGTGTAATTGTTGATGCATTTGCAGTACCCCACGCCATATCAGCAAAGTTGAATCCTTCTATTGATTGGGATACAGAAAAATAGTCGCCAGTCAAAACAGAATAAGCTGAAGATGATGTAGTTCCTAAATAATTTGTAAATCCAGCAGGAGGAGTAACAGAGCCAGCATTTTGTTGGGCAGTTAATTTAGAGGCTTGAGCAAGACTATAAACCCACCTATCAAGCGTGTATGCGCCATTTGTAGGAGTAACACTCGCCCCCGCATTCCTTTGGTCAATCACCATTGCACCATTGATGATGCGGTTCTTGAAGCCAAATGTGTTTGGTAAGTTAGCCGCCTGTGCAAAAGTCACACTCTGATCTGTTCCTACAGTTACAGCAGTTGTAGGCGTACTACCTGTTTGAATAACAAGCGTTCCTGTTGTATCAGCAGTGACAGAATATGCCGTTGTTGTCGTGGTAGATGACTTGATCGTACTCATATGATGATATGCCTTTGACCTGATGAAATCGTGATTGTCACACCAGAGTTAACAGTTAATGGCCCTACTGAAAATCCATTGTTACCAGTCTGAATTGTGTAATTAGACGAAACAGAATCAGCATTGATTGTTATGCCGTTAGAAGATACATGGGCAGTAGCACTCAAATCCCCTGTACTTGGTTTATACAAGAACTTAGCATTTGATGTGTATGCCGTAGTAATCGTTCCGCTTGTTGCAGACGAAAACAGCGGGTATACATTAGTTGATGTACTCGTATCATTGGAAATAGTCGTACTTGCAGTAGCCCAACTTGTGTTTGTGCCATCAGTTGTTAGGAACTTACCTGAATTGCTTGTTTGGCTAGGAACTAACGCATTGAATGCAGTATTAGCTGTAGTCTGTCCTGTACCACCATTGGCAATAGCCACAGTACCAGTCACATTACTTGCTGTGCCTGTTGTGTTTTGGTTCAATGTGGGAATATCAGCGGCAACAATAGCCCTAAATGTGGGAGCACCAGCAGACCCATTAGGTGCGGCTAAGACATAGTTTGCAGTCTTAGATGCAAATGGATTCAGTGTATCTCCATATCCAGCAGACAAACTAATAGCAGGTGTAGTACCACCGCTAGAAGCAACAGGTGAAGTAGCTGTTACTGATGTAACACCAGTGTTATTGATAGTTATAGAACCTGCACCATTGCTGACAGAAATACCTGTTCCAGCAGTCAGATTGGCTTTTTCCCACAAAGATGTTGTGGTGTTGTAAATTAAGGTTTGTCCATTGCTAGGAGACTGAGCAGACACATTGTGCAACTCATCCATCTCATAGCCGTTTTGAATTCTGACTTCAATTTGACCTTGATTAACATGGCTACGAGTAACAACACCTACATAAACCAAGTGGTTAGGTGCATATTGTTTTGTTGACGTATATGCGCCAGCAGTTGTAGAACTCAAATACAACTGAGTTCCTTCAGTAAAAGCTGATGTATCTAATCCTGAAATATCACCAGAAAGAATTGCATAACCATTGTTGTTATTTGATATGTTAGCAAAGACAACACCAAATGTTTGAGCAGATGTAGCATCACTTGTGGCAATCGCCTTTGAAACTGTGGCTTTATTACCTGATGCTCCACTGATATAGACAACAGTTCCCTTGGAAAGTGTTGCGCCAGTCTCATTACGAATCTGTGCAATCACCCTTGGAGATGAATAAACAGCCAAATCAGCAGTTGCGCCAGTGGTTGTAACTGTGACACTTGAATCTGTAGAAGTAACAAACTGCAATGTCTCTGATTGGTCAATCTTTTGCCAAACAGAACCATTAAACATCAACCAATCGCCAACAGCCCAATCGGTAATTCCATTCAGATTAGTAGAACCAGCAGTTGCAACGATGTAGTAATAGCCGTTTGTTCCAGTGCTACTCGCCAATGTAGGAGTGTTTGTTGAGGCATTCCAAGTGCCTTGATAGCTTAATCCACCAGCAACAGAAGCCCACGAAAGAACAGAGCCATTGGTAGTTAAGAACTTACCTGAGTTCCCAGTCTGGCTAGGAATCAGATTGTCAATTTGCGTTTGTAAAGAAGCTAGAGTATCAAGTACAGACTGAGAAGTGCCGCCACCATTAGTAATGACTTTGATGCGTTCAGCAAGATCAGGAGCAACAACCTCACCAACATTGAGTTCAACACCACTAGACAGTGTAATGATAAGTGAACCATCAAAATCAATACGAGCATTGGAGACAGACACACCATCAACACCATCAATTCCGTCACGCCCATCCTGACCACGTTCACCTTTATCGCCTTTTGCTCCATCTCTGCCGTTTCTTCCATCTTTTCCATCACGACCATCCTTCCCATCAATGCCATCACGACCATCTTTGATAGATGCAACACGCTTTTCAATAGCATTGCCTACATCGTCATAACGGGAACGAATGTCAGATTCAATCTTCTTGAGTGCTTGGACAACAAGATCAACATTCTCGCCAATCTTGCGTTTTTGGACTTCTTTGGCTTGAGCAACCGACTGACGAACAGAATCCAAAACAGCCATCTGCTGTTCAGGAGTCATATTCTTTAGAATTAACTCTTTGGCTAGGTTTTCTACATCCATTATTCAGTACCAGTTTGAGCAGAACTTAACTGCTTGGTAAGTTGGTTTAGGAAGTCTTCTTCCATGCCTGAAATCTTATTGTTCTTCTCAGCCATTTGCAATTCGACAATCTTAGACTTGTTTTTGATGTCAGCTTCCTTCAACATCAACTCAGCAATCTTCACTCGCTTGTCAAACTCCTTAGAAGCCAAGTCATCCTGATTAGGCAAATTCTTGGTCATGGATGCCATGTTCTTAGCCTGTACTTCTTGAGGCATCAACTGTGCTTCAACTGCCAACTTAGTAGCTTCAGCACGATTTTGCTCTGCTTGAGTAGTCTGGACTGCAATCTGAGCCTGTGCCGCCTGAATAGCCAACTGCGCCTGCATTTGTTGCATCTGTTGTTGTTCAGGATTAGGCTTAGTCATCTCGTCTAAAGCCGCCATCATCTCAAATCTGTTGCTCAAACTTGAGTTAGCCACAATTCCTTTGAGAATTACAGGCAAAACTGGCGTATTAGGACCAAGAGTCTGCAATAAACTGATGAATTGTTGCTGTTCGTACTCTCTAGCAATGATGCCAAGGGTTGCAGTAGGTATGAAATTCATGTCAACAGATGGATAACGCTCTGGGTCAAACTGCATGAACCTAAAAGCCGCTTTTTTGATGAATGGAATCAAGAAATCTTCTTGGAAATTCACCAATGTGCGCTTGTATTTCTTGATGATGGAGGCAACAGCCATAGACATACCGCCTTGACCACCATCTCTAGACACATTGCTAACCATCCCCTGTGAATCAAGAGTGCCAGTAGCTTGCAACAGCATTCTTTCAAAATCTTTTGCAGTGGCTAGGTTGTTTGGGTCACTCTGACCAAACTTAAACGGATACAAAATCTCACTTGGAGCACCATTTGTGAGAATAGCTTTTCCGGGCTTTATCTCGAATTTCATACCACGGGGCAAACGGGTAGCATCCATCGCAATCATGGGAGAAGTGGTCAAAGCAAGTGAATCCAAGTGACTGCGAGTCTGAGCATCAATAGCTTTCTGCATATTGAAGGCTTTTTCCACTGTACCTCGCCCCAACAATCGGTTCGGAACTGTGTCATCTTGGTACGACAACACAGGTCTGTCTTTCATCATGTAGGGGTTTTCTTCAGCCTTGAGTAACAAACCATCGTTTGCAATCACGACAATGGCTTCAACCATGTCTGTGTAATCTTCAGCCGCTGAATTTTCAGGGAACAATTCGACAATCTCTTTGTTTTCTTCCAAGTTGTTCAGGTACTCACGGGGAACTAACCCGTAGTAAGTCAACAAAAGCACCTTTTCGTCTTGGTACTGGCTTACCTCTTGAGTAGGTTCAAGGTCAGTATCTTCATATGTAGGCGTAATGTCGACCTTGCGGTAGATGCCTTTCTCAATACCAGCCACAACCTTGTGGATAGAGACATACTTCTCAATCGCAACACCCATACAGTCATCAATAGATGTGCCATTAGGGTCAAACAAGAAGTTTTTGGGGTTGATAGGCATGATCTTCACGCCAATCCTGTCCCTCTCAATCACACCAATAGCCGCTTGACCTTGTTGGTTAGGGATAGGTTGTGTGGCTGGAACATACTCTTTTTCAGTTTTGACGATGATTTCGCCAATACCTGTTCCATAGATTTCAGCCATCAACTCGATCTGGTCGATAGATTTTCTGATTTTGTCCTTCTTGAAGTCTTCCATCAACTGATTCTTAATCATCTCGACATCAATAGGGTTGCCACCAATGTCTTGGATATTGTCTTCAATGTCAAAGAAATCGCCTTGACCAAAGATAGCTTCCATGATCTCAGCATGGCGAGTCTCTACAGCTTGTTGGGTAGCAGGAGTTACGATTCGGCTACGCTCAGACTCACGGGTCTTGTCTTCAGAAGCCCATTGACCTCGGAAGATGCGTTCATATTCAAGCCAATCAGGAAGGAAGTTTGTATCTCTATAGTCACGCCACCTAGTACAGTGGTCGACAACAAAATCTGTTAATTCTTTGTCAGCCTCGGTAGGCTCATAAAAGTCGTTCTGACCTAATTTTTCTGTTGCCATTTATATCCCCGAAATAATATCTAGAGGCTCCCACTCATCTTCTTGGTCATCAACAAAGTATGAGGTCACAGCCAGTTGGTCAATATAGGAGAGAGCATCAGGCAAATCGTCATGTACACCATTTGCAGGAAACATAAGCAACTGATCTTGAAACTCTGTCCAATCTTCCTCAGAGTTCAGCACAATACGCCCATGCTCAAACCTTCCTTGGAGACTCCAGATAATTCTGTCAGTCTTTTTCCTGTTGCCATGCGTTAAGTCAACTATGTGGGAATATACATTATTTTTCCTCATTAGGTCACTCAAATAAGGCAAAACAGCGTTTTTTAACGCACCACGCTCAATTCCAACACTCAAAGGGCGGTATTCCCGCATCTTCAAGAGAATAGTCGCCGCAGTCTCCCGAATGTCCCAGCGCCCATAAACAATCTCTTTGACAAACCACTTACCCTCATCAGTCACCTTTACCACGGCAATGGCAGTCTGGTCTAGCCGCTTCTTAGAGTTAGCCGCCTGTTTAGCAACTTCCTCAAATCCAGCCAAGTCACAGGCTATGAAGTAGCTTCCATACTCAGGTTCTACACCATATTTCAGCCATTCTTCTTTGAAAACATCGCTTCCAGCATTGTCGAAAGAAGCCATATACTCTTGCTTGAAGGCAAAGCTGGATAGGGTTTTCTTTGCGCTTTCGATTTCAGAGGGGTCTATCAAGGGGTTGTCTTTGGTTGTGAAATGCCAAGATTTCCAGTCTTTATCCTCTCCTGATGAGCCAAGTTTAAAGATGTCATAGAAGAAATTGCGACCCTTGGGAGTGCCGATGAACATAGCCCTACCCTTTTTGTCTGACAGAGAAGCACGAATAACCTGTTCCCATGCTTCTGGTTTGATGTCTGCAACCTCGTCAAGCACAGCGTAGGTGAGCGACACTCCCCGCAAAGTATCTGGTCTATCCGCACCTCGGACATAAATCTTTGCTCCGTTAATCAAGGTGATGTCCATGTTATTGATGTGACTAGCAGAGATAACCTCCCTGCCTAACTCCATCAAAACATCCCAAATAATTTGCCGAGCCTGACCATTGGTAGGTGCAACATAAAGCACAGCAGAGCCAGCAGTACATTGCAGTCCTTCAATCAAGAGGGTAATAGCTGAGAGCCTAGATTTACCGCAACGCCGCCCTGCCGCAATGACTTTGAACCTTGTTTTATCGCTAAAAACAATTTGTTGCCACGGCAGGAGGCTAAAGTTTAGGTCAGACATCTTTGCTTTCTATATCTTCAGCATCTACTGTATTCTCACCAATGGTTACACCACCAATACCTGAAATCGTAATGTTGACAGCACTTCTTTGATTCTTCTCTTTTTCAAATAGTGAAACGGGAAGCATCCTATCCATGCACAACTTCAGTGCCGCCATTTGAGCAGGATGATCGTCATCAAGGGCAATCTGAACAGTCTTTTGGACAACATTAGCTCCTGCACTGTTTATCAACAACTCTTTGAGTTCTTTGA